TAAATTAGACCATTTAAGAAAGATGGGTAGAATACTTACAAGCAGAAGTCATCCTATAAATCCAAAAGTTGTAGATAAAATTATGCCACAATTTAATAAGTATTTAAAAAAGAATATGCCTAAAGGTAGTCAGACAATTACAATAGGCAAAAAATAAACATTTGGTTTGTTTAATATATTATATATATTAAGGCATTAGATTTTCAAAATTTACTCACAAAAGAGGTACAAATGTCAGAAGAAAATAACACAACTCAAACTGAAGCCAATCAGGTAAATCAACCCAGCACAGAAGCTGGTAAAAACAATGTATCAGAAGGTATACCACAATCAAGATTCAATGAGGTTAATACTCAAAAGAATGAATATAAATCTCAAGTATCTGAACTTCAATCTCAATTAGATAAGTTTAAAGCTGACCAAGAAGCTGCAAGACATAAGCAGTTAGAAAAACAAGGTGAATATAAGACACTTCTTGAAGAAGCTAATGCTAAGCTTGAAAAGTCCTCTGTTGTTGTAAAGGAATATGAGGAGTACAAAACTAATAAGAGAACTTCCTTAATGGAAAAATTAACAGAAGATACAGATAAATCTATTGCAGATGGACTATCTTTAGATAAGCTGGAGTTGTATGTAAACAAAGTAACTAAAAACAGTTCTGTTCCTACAAATACCAGCAGACCAGCAAGTGGTCAACCCACAGGTGATTTTGGTGGGTATGATTCAATTCAAGAGTATGCTATGAAAGACCCAAAAGGTGCTGAAAAGTATTTAGAGCAGAATGTTGAAGGTTACATTAAGTAATTTATTAACATTAAATAAGAGGTAAAACATGGCAAATACAGATGTAGGTGTTGCAGCTGGTGGTTTAGGGAAAACCATAGCAGCAGCCATAGTACAATTCAACAAAGCAGCAGTTACTCCACAAACTGTTTCACTACAACCAGCAGTTAAAGGCAGTAATGTTGTTCAATTCCCAGTTTATAGTAAATTAGGTGTATCAGATGTTACTAATGAAGCAACAGGTGATGAAGATACAGAAGTATCAGCAACAAGTATTACAACTGCTGCAACAAATGTGGAGATACTAAGAAACCACATTAATGCAAGAATTACTGATTTAGCAGCACATGGTAATGCAGATGCTTTACTTGTAAATGCAGGTCAAGTTCTTGGTAATGCAGTAGCAGCAGAAATGGATGCTAACATTTGTGCATTGTATGATGGTTTTGCAACAAGCAAAGGTACAGATGATGGTTTAAGGTTTATTGACATAATGGATGCTTTAGCTTCTTTGGAAACTAATGATGCTCCAAGACCTTATAGTGCAGTATTACACCCACAACAAATGTATGGATCATTTGGACTTTCAAATGACTTAGCCCTTACACAAACAGCTTCATCTACAGGTGCATTTGCACATGGTGGTGCAAGTTTTGTAGGTGATCAATTCTACAAAGCAGGTTTTGTAAGCAGTATGGCAGGTATTGATTTCTACACATCACCACAAGTTATTGATGGTGCTACAGGTAGAAAGAAAGGTGCTATATACTCAAAAACAGCTATTGGAGTAGGTTATATTGACTTTGGTGGAGGAAACTTCATAGAGTTAAAAACTGAAAGAAATGAGTTGGGTGCTTCTACTAATTTAGTTGCCAATGGATATTGGGCAGTTTCTGAATTAGTTGATTTGCATGGTGTTGAAATACATACTGAAATCTCATAATACATAAAAGTAAGGGTGGTGTAAAAGCCACCCTTTTACTTATCATGTCATCAAATAAAAAAGATATAGGAAACCTAAACAACAAAGAATTTGGATGTCAGCTTGATCCTGATAACAAATTGAAGCTTGTTAATGATAAAGACAAAGGACAACAAGCATATTATAAAGGTAAGAAAATGAAGTATATGGATTATATGCAAGAGGTTTCCAGCAGAATTAGTAGGAACAAAAAAGGTAAAGGTGCAGATAATATAGGCATCTTTGGTGGCATAAATTTTGATAAAAATGGAAACATTATTTAAGGAGAATAATAATGGCAGAAGCTAAAAAAGAAGCTAAAAAAGAAGCTAAAAAAGAAGTAAAAAAAGAAGTAAAAGCAGTAAGCAAGTATAAAATATCTAAGCCTAATGGCAATAGTATTTTAAGAGATCATTTATCAGAAGCAGAAATAAAAATGTATGAAGCAAAAGGTTGTAAAGTGGAGGGAATTTAATAATGATTATTTTTTCACCAATTACTACAGAAGCTGCTTTAGGAACAGATGATGCAGGTTCTTCAAATGTAGGTTCAAGTGAGTTTGTAAGACTTCACAATACAGCAGCAACAGGAACAGAACATTTAGTAACATTAAACACATCTGATGGAACAGATATAGGCACATTTTCATTAGATGGTTCTGATACTGTAATTATAAGAAAAGCAGCTACAGATAAGTTATTTGCAGCAAATGCAGCAGTATTAGCTTGTGGTGTTAGTGTTATATCAGATGCACAACCTAAAAAATACTCAAAATCTGTTGGTTAATGTCACTACTTGAAAACATAAAAGAATCTGAAGGTTTTAGAAACAGAGTTTATAAATGCACAGAAGGTTATGATACTATTGGCTATGGATTTGCTGTCAAAGATTTAGTGATGGATAAAGATATAGCTGATATGATCCTTGAAAGGAAAGTAGCTGAATTAAGATTAAGAGTAGAGCAAAAGTTTCCTTTTATAGATTCAATGCCTGAATCAGTACAAGATGTAATGATAGAGATGTGTTTTCAGTTAGGTGTATCAGGGTTTTCTAAATTCAAAAAAACAATCCAATATTTAATGACAAAACAGTTTGAAGAAGCAGCTGTTGAAATGCTTGATAGTAAATGGTATAAACAAACACCAAATAGAGCAAAGAAACTATCTGATATAGTCAAGTATGCAAGATAGATTAGCTTGTCCACATTGTTTTAGTATACAGTTAAGAAAAAGTGGATGGGAGCATGGAAAACAAAGATACAAGTGCAAAAGATGTAACAGAAAAACAAGTTGTCCTATAGAGGACATAGAACTACTAAAAGAAAATGTCAAGTACAAGAAGCAAAAGCAGAAAGCACAAGACATTACAAGAGTTGAAAGAAAAAGTTTTAGAGAATTTGCAAGAGTTGAAAATGCTGTAGAAGAATACAGCAAAGAGTTAAAAAAGCTTTTTGAAAATTATAAACTACACAAATTAACAAGAAAACATACTGGTAGTAAGAAAGCAGTAGGTGTTATACAGTTTAGTGATTTACACTTTAATGAGTTAGTAAATTTAAAAACAAACAAGTATGATTTTGAGGTTGCAGCTAAAAGATGTCAATATTTTGTAAGCAAAGCAAAGAAATACTTTGAAATAGCACAAATAAAGAATGTAGTGATAGCTTTAACAGGAGATTTATTAAATTCTGATAGAAGGTTAGATGAACTACTAAACCAAGCTACAAACAGGGCTAAAGCAACATTCTTATCAGTAGACATAATGCAACAAGTAATACTTGATTTAAACAAAAACTACAATGTATCTATTGCAGGTGTTGTTGGGAATGAAGGTAGAGCAAACAAAGAATTGGGTTGGAGTAACATAGTAGCTACAGACAACTATGATTACACCATTTATAACTGTTTGAGGTTTTTATTTAAAGATAGCCATGTAAAGTTTATTGATGGTGACCCAAGTGAGATAGTAGTTAATGTTGCTGGACAAAATTTGTTAATGTTGCATGGGCATGGTTCACTTAAAGGTGGTATAGAAAAAGCAGTAAACCAAATTATAGGAAGATATGCAGGGCAAGGAATAGAAGTACATTATGTGATATTTGGTCATGTTCATAGTGCAAGAGTAGGAGATAATTATTCAAGAAGTTCAAGTATGGTAGGTGCTAATGATTATTCAGATAAAGCACTTAATTTATCAGGAAGGGCAAGTCAAAATTGTTACATATTTTACAATGATGGCAACAGAGATGGAATTAAAATAGATTTACAGAATGTTAATAATAAAGGTCATAAAATTGATAAAAGTTTGGAAGCATACAATGCAAAATCAGCTAAAAAGACAAAATCCACAGAAACTATCTTCAAAGTTGTTGTTTAGCACTCCTCCAACCTGTGTTGTATGCTCTCCACAATGGAGAAACAAATGATTGACAGTTTAAGAACAGTATCAGCAGGTGCAAGTGGTATTATAGTAACATGGATGGAGTGGTTGCCTATTGTAGTTAGAATAATGGTAGGGTTAGCTACCTTTGTATATATATGTGTAAAAATTTATAAGTTAGCTAAAAGCTAATGGATTTTTTGACAATATTAGAGCAGTATGGGATCCCTATTTGTGTAGCAGTAGCATTTGGGTTCTTTATATGGAAACAAAACAAGTTTATACAAGATGAATTAATGGAAGAACTTGATGAAAGATTTAAAAGATTAGAAGGAATAACAATAAAACTTATAGACCAACAAAAGAAGATGCAGATAGAACAAAAAGGAATAGAAAAAAGTTACAAAGGTTTAGTAGATATAATATCTAAACTTATGAATAAGAATAGTGGTAATGGTTTTAAAGATAAATTAGAGAAATTTTTAAAAAATAATTAAAGGAGATAAACATGGATTTATTAACAATGGGATTAGGATTAAGTAGTGGAGGTGCAATATTATGGGCTTTGAAAAAGATACCTAATGAAGATTTATGCTATTTTGTTGAAACATTATGTGAGAAAGCAGGTGTGTTTTTAACAGCAGGACTTACAAAATGGTCATTTACTAAAAAAATATGGAACAAAACTATAGAGCCTTACTTTATTGATCTAATTGACAATATAGTAGGTGGTGCATTAAGAGGTTTCATCAAAGGATTAAGGTCAGATAATAAATAATGTTTAAAGCTATTTTAACAAGATATGTAGCAAAGAAAGGAATTATACCTGCAATATTAGGCATATTAGAGTTTATTGCTAAACTGACTAAATCTAAAAAAGATGATAAGGTTGTTGCTAAAATAAAGGAATTTGTAAAAAATATAAATGAGTAAAGAACTTACTATAGATAATACTTTAGATAGTCATCTAAAACCTTTAAAAATAGATGATAAGCTTACTGGTATAGAAATATCAGAAGACAATATTGTTTTTGAAAACACAGTATCAATAAACAAACAGCTTTCTCTTGGTGGGTCTGTTAAGTTTCAACAAGAAGACCCAACTATTGATTTTGGAAATAGCCAATCTTTAACAATAGACACATCTCAATCATTATATAGGTTTAATGGTGCTATTTTAGAAGTGTTTGGATTGCTTTTTAGTGAAACTGAAAATACAGATGCTATGATTAATATTTTGGCAGATGGCACAGGTGATTCAAAAGTTGTTTTTTATAGTGATGTGGCTGCAAAGTTTAATGTGGGTAATGATGCAACAGACCATAATCTTACAATAGCAACAGGCTCAACTCTTGATAGTGGTCAACTTTTAAAAATGGATAATACAGGTGCTACAACACTTAATTGCACAGATGGTAATACAGACTTAAAACTTACAAGTAGTGCTGATACAGGTGACTTCTTCAGTATTACAACAACCACACATGGTGCAACAACTGTGGCTACAGTAGATGATGATGCAAGTGCAGCTAATTTAACTTTGGATGTTGATGGTGATATAACTTTAGATGCAGGTTCAGCAAGTGGAAGGATTTATATAAAAAAAGCAGGAGATGAATTTGCAAGAATATCAGGTAAAAATAGTCTTTCTACTCTTACATTATATGAAGCAGGTGGAGCTTCTTCAGATGATTACTTTCAAATTCAAACAGATACAGCAGGACAAACACTTATAAAAACTGTTGATAATGCAGGAGCAGCTGGGCATTTAAATATTGAGCCAGATGGTCATGTAGAATTTGATGGGTGTGGTGTAGGTTTTGACCTTGTAACACCAACTTATGATGCAACTGATACTGATGTAGATTTTAGAACAGGAAACAAGCAATTTGTAACTTTTGGCTCAGGGAATATTACTGATTTAAATCTTGTATTGCCAGCTACTTCAGGAAATTTTGTTGTATTGTTAAAACAAGATGGAACAGGAAGTAGAACTATTACTAACTATAAAGCAGGGTTATTTGGTACAACCCCAGCTGATGTTAAATTTGCAGGTGGTAGTAATCCAACATTAACAACAGATGCTAACCATGTAGATATTCTTTCATTTTTTTGGGATGCAGATAATGCAATATGTTATGGTGTAGCAACATTGGACTTTCAATTTTAATGGCTTTTGTAGATGAAATATTAACATTTGAAGATACAAAGATAATTACTGAATTTGGTGATGAAGTTATGATGTCATGGGAATCAGCAATAATGCAAAAATGTGCAGAGTTTATTTGTCATAATAGTGGAGATGTTTTAGAGATAGGCTTTGGTATGGGTATATGTTCTGATTACATACAATCACAAGGTGTAAATTCACACACTATAATAGAAATACATCCACAAATTATAGAAAGACTAAATGCTTGGGCATCAGATAAATCTAATGTTACTGTTATTGAAGGAGATTGGAATAGTGTTAGTGGGCTATCAACTTATGATGGTATTTTTATTGATACTTATGGAGATGATAGTTGGGCTAACTTTAAAGACTTTGCATTAGCTAAGGCTAAATCAGGTGCAAAAATAACTTATTGGAACAACTTTACTGACAATAGAAATGAGCATAATTTTGATTCTGTTACCTTTGAAAATATATCTGTAACACCTGATGCAAATGAATATTTTAATAATAGTGTTTATAATATGCCAAAGGTAGAATTATAATGCCCACTATTACAACACATACAGATGATGGGTATATTTCTAAACAAAATTCAAGTTGGACAGGAACAAGAGATGCAACATCAGGAACATATAATGGAGTTCAAACAAGAAATACTTTTGCAGTTCAAGCAAGTAGATTTGCTTCAAGAGGTGGTGGTGCAACTTTTAGAGTTTATAGAAGTTTTTTTAAATTTGATACATCAGGAGTGACATCTACTGTAGCAAGTGCTACATTTAAAGTAAGAGGTTATTCACAAACAGCTGGTGATGTTATTTTAGTTAAATGTCCACATGATTTTGGGTTTGCTAATGCAGATTTTGATAATATGACAGGATGGACTACAGGAAGTTCTGATGGTAGTGGTGCAGGAGATAATGAAAGCAATGTTACTAAATATTCAGCTGAAGTGTCAACATGGACTACCAATGCAGCTATGAATCAAATAGCATTAACATCATCTGCTTTATCAGATATGGTAAGTCAAGACACTGTTGTTATAGGTTTAATTAATTATGATTATGATTTAAAAGATATTGAACCAACTGGTGGAAATCAAAATGGTGTTTATTTTGTTGAGTATTCTGGAACAGATTCAGACCCTGTAATAGATTACACATTAGCAGCAACAGCAGTATCAGATAATGCAGTTTTTTTTGGAACAAATTTTTAGGAGATATAAATGGCATTAACAAACAAAACAATAGCAAGTAGCTACCAAGACCTATTACAAGTTGACAATAGTGGTTCAGGCAGAACTGCTAATGGAACTATTATAAAAGATGGGTTGGGCAATTCTACTGCATTAACATTAGGTGGTGATAAAGTTGCATTAAAGCCATCATCTGATTCAACTGCATTATTAACTGTAGAAAATGCTTCAGGTACTGATTTGCTTGTTGTTGATTCTACTAATTCAGCTGTTAAGGCAGGAACTACACAAACTCATGTAACAACACAGATTCAGAGATTTGGAGTGTATGATGCACAGCCTACAGCTGGAAAACATCATAGTATGTTTGTTGACCAATCTTGGCATGCAGCAGCTACTTCACTTGATTTTGGAACAGGCACAGACCCTGCAACAACCTTAACTGTAGCTAATTCAGCAGGATTTTATGGTTATGATGCAGTAGCATCTTATTGGTATGTACCAACAGCTATTACTATTGATGAGGTAAGAGTTTTGGCAGGAGCAGAAGCAGCTGTTGATTTAAACTTTCATTTATATTCATATACTTTAGGAACAGGTACTGGCTCTACAGCAGGTGATTTATCAAGTGGCACACTACTATCACACAATGGAAGTGTTTTAGCAGCCAATATTGACAGAATGGTCACAACAACCTTAACTGTAGATTCTGCTAATGTTGCAGCAGACAAAGTAATAGTAGCAACTTTTGAAAATGTAACAGACACAAATGATGTTACAGCACAATTAATAGTTAAATATCATTATCAATAGGAGATAAACATGGCAAGTTATACAAAAGAGATAAAGATAACAACACCTAATGTAGATTATACAAAAAGAATTACAGGTGCATACAATGTTATTTTTGATAAAATTATAAAAGTAGATAATTCAAATGCAGGTATTGATTTAGTTAATTATAGTAGAGATGTAGCTAATGATACAATGGTAGCACCAAAAGCTATACTTGTAGAAAACACAGGTAGTGTAGCTTGTGAGTTATTGATTAGCACAGCAGAATGGACTACAGATGCAGACAATACAGCTGATTCAATGAGTGATGCTTCACACTACCTTGCTATGCTTTTACCAGCAGGAGAATGTGTATACTTGCCAAACAATAGATTAATTGGAGCATCAGGAGCAGTTGGTGGTGGTATGGGTGTGTTAGTTGACAACCAAGCACCTGATTCAAATGAATATGTTGATAGTGGTGCAGATGTTGATCATGCAACAGCAAACACTATTGGTTCTGATACAAGCCACACAACTTTAAATTTAGAAGATGGTCACAGTAAGTTTTTTAAAGTAGGAGATTTAATAAGGTTAGAAAATGAAATATGTGAAGTTACAGCTGTTGGTACAGGTGCAGATTTAGCAAATAGTACCTGCACAATAGTTAGAGGGTTGTATGGATCTACAGCAGCAACTCATGCTGATGATGTTGCAGTTAGATTGCCATTCTTTAATATGCACCATGACTTTGATGACACATCTTATAATGGTGGTGGTAATGGTAGTGCTACAGTAGCTAAAACAAATGCTTCAGGATTGTTTAGGGCTATGAACTTCTTTGGATATGGAAGAACTTCTGATACAGTAGCAGATGGATTAGTTCCAGGATCTATTGCACTTAAATTCTATGAACATGGATACCAAGAGTTTGGACTATCAGGAATAACAAGTTCTACAAAGACAGGCTTAGCAGTCAGCACAACTTATACTTTTAGTCTTAAAATATCAGGTGGTAGTGCAGATGATGTAGCCTTTACAACAGATTCAAGTGATGTTACCTTTGGTAATGTAATAGCTAAAATACAATCAGCAATCAATGATAAGTTTACTACAGGAACTAACTTAAAAAACAAAAAAGCTACCATAGCAATAGTAAATGGTGATGTTAGAATAACAGACAGTTCAAGATTATCTACAGGTGCAATATTGATTGCAGCACCAAGTGGAGGAACTACACCATTAGGAGTTGGAATTATACCAGCAGCAGGTTCTATAGAAGCAGCAGTAGCAGCTAAATTACCTGATGATGAGATATTTGACCCACTAACTTATGCAAGTAGAAAAAATACAGGTGCTTTCTTAACAGACAATGGTATGGGTCAGCTGTCAGGTGCAGCAGGTACAGGAACAATAAATTATGAAACAGGTGAGATAAACTTAAATGCTTATCCAAATGCAGAGTTTGTTGTTTCAGCTAACACACAAGCAGCACATTCAGGTGGTGTAGAAAGTGGTAGCACAACTATAAATGGTATTGTTACACTTGAAGCAAGAAGTTGTAATGCTAAAGCAGATACAGACATTAGAGTAATTAGTTTAGGATAGGAGGTTATTATGCCATATCATTATGGAAAAAAGAAAAAAGTAAAAAGAAAACTTAAAAGAAAAGTCAAAAGAAGAATGAAAAGAAAATAGTGAAAAGGGTGGAGCAGATTTTTGAAATAATAATATTGGGGTTGTTGTTCAAGTTTTTGCTCTACCCTACACTTACTATACAAAATTTAAAAAAGAGGTAAATAATGGCAGTTACAAGCTTTAAATATGCAAGTATATCAGATTTAAGTAACTATTTTAACAGAATGGGTGATTATGATAGCAAAGCACAGTTATTTAATCCATCTACTAATAGCAATTTGCATACATTCCATGATAGTGGCTA